GCAGTTCCTTCAAACTTACTTCTCTCATATATAGATATTGTTATCCCAATCTCCGTTACGTTTCAAATACATTGGTGTTAAATGTGGCATACCATTTGTAATTAGTCCACAAGATAGAATTGGTTTTTTTAAATTAAGTCTCATGTAATTCATAGCTAAAGCATCTTTGTTAATTAAGCAACCAACAGTCATTCCAAAGTTTAAATGAAAATCGTTTCCATGAAATCTTACTTCTGAGATTGTGTGATAATGACCCTGAACAACTGATAGAGCATATTGAGCAACAGCTTTAGAAACATCAGGAGAGAATTGATGTCCAAATAATATTCTACCTTTTCCTGTATCTATAAAATGCTTTTCTTTCCAGTTCCAACCATTACCTACTTCTAAAATTTGATTGTAAGATTTAATAAAAGATTTAGTCATTCCTTTTGCCATAGCACGTCTTAAAACCATAGAACCATGATTTGATTCTAGCAAAGTCATTTGTGGGAATAGTTTATGAAGTTTATGTATTTCTTTTTTACCAAGTTCTAATTCATCTTTAGGAGATGGAAGATCAGGGTCTATTGTATGAGATACGTTGATAGAATGAAAATCCATTTCATCACCAATGTTTACAATAGTATCAGGTTTGTATTTAGCTTTTAACTTTGTTAGAAATCCATGCCAGTCTTTATGAGCAAATGGAAAGTGTAAATCAGATATGACTAATATTCTTTTATTCATATACACAACCAGTTAGTTGTATTCGTACTATTTAGCAAGAAATATTGTTATTAAAGCTAAAGCTAAACTTCCAGTAGCAACAAGTATAGACCAGTAAAGGTTTTCTACCTTTTTCTCTAATTTATACATTGATGTACTGAGTATTCTTATTTCTCTTTTAATTCCTGTGATATGCCCTTTAAAAGCTATTAATTGTTCGTTTTGTGTTCTTGCCATTGTCTTTTTCGCATTTGCAAGACTTTAGCAAGACACACCCACCAATCCAAAGTTTGAAAATGCACATTAAATTTTTATGCACTAATATCAAACTATTGTGTTTTAATAAAGTTATTTTTTGTAAAATTTTTCTACTGTGTCTACGTAGTTCTTCCAGAATGATTTTGCATCTTCAAAAGCATCTGCATAGAATTTAGACCAGTAGTTCTTAATGTCAGAATAATTTAACATTGAGTTCTCCTTTGAGTAAAAGTTATTTTCTTCAGTCGTATATATCATTTAAGATATATGGTGCGTTGCAATAAAATTACAATACTATTTGATGTTTAAATGTTCTTTAAATGTATTTGTTATATTTTAGATTTGTAAAAAAAGCAAGATCTCGCAGTCCTTCAAACAAATGGAAGTGGGGTTTTGTCGTTCAGTTCACCTTCGGCAGGAATTACACAAGCAGATCAATTTAGATTAACCACAAATTATAGTGGAACAAATGATAGCGACATCACTACAAATTTAGAAAGAAATGATAATACTGCTTTTAGTGTTTTAGGAACTGGTATGACAGAATCTTCTGGTATATTTACATTTCCTTCAACTGGTTATTATTATATTACTTTTACAATAGATTGCGACATAGGAAGTACTGACCAAAATATATATGGTTTCATTCAAGGTACTATTGATAATAGTGCTTACATTACACAAGGAGTTTGTAGAGTTACAGATGAATCTAATACTCATGGTGGAACAGCGACTACTTCTGTTATATTTGATGTAACTAGTACAGCAAATTGTAAAGTTAAATTTCGTACAGCAAGTGTTGGTGCTGGTACTGTTTTGGGACATTCAGCACAAAACCAAACTCACATGACGTTTATTAGATTAGGAGATACATAAAATGAATGAACAAGATTTATTAAATAAAGCATTAGCACATTTACATACTGGACAATGGTTTGGTTGGAGAACACATGATGATAATGGAAATAAAATTCCAAACGATCAAAGAATGTCTTATGAAAATATTATTATACATGATAATTCAGTTACAATGCCTACTAAACAAGAAGTAGATGCGAAGATACAAGAATTAAAAGATGATGAAATTGCTAAAAAAGCTAAAAAAGAATCAGCTATTGCTAAGTTAAAAGCACTTGGTTTAACTGAAGAAGAAGTTAAGTCTATTCTTTAGGATATTTGGCTTTAACAGCTAGACAATCAGCTATATACTTATCTATTTGTGCTTGATCGCCTTTAACAATACCATCTAAATAATCTTTAAAATCAGGGTATTCGTTTGCTCTATTTGATTTAACTAGGTTTAATCTTTCAATTTGATTAGCTTGTGCTTCATAGGCATCTAGTTGTGCCATTGTAGGTTTAGGAATATTTAAGTTCCATTCAGCTATGAATACTCCCCTTCCATCTGAGTTATCTTGTAATTTTACTTCTTTAGTAAAATCTACTTCTTTGTTTGCGTATAGTTTTATTTTAGTTGTTAGCATTTATACTCCTATTAATTTGTAAGCACCAAAGACACTATAACCACCAGCATTTATACTCAAAGTTGCATTACCATAAATTTGACCAAATACTTCAATATAATCGCTTGAACCATTAAAATCTATAACTGCAGTAACAGCAGTTGAAACATATTGAAAACTAAAACTAGCATAATTTCCAATAGCAAATTGTTTAACTTCACTTCCATTTTTATAAAGTTTACCAGCTACATCTTGAACATTATTATTACTAGGATGTTGCATATTTAACATAAAATAAACAAAATATTTTCCAGCTACATTTGGAGTAAAACGATAATTAGTTGTATTATCATAACAACTAGCTGTATCAAATTCTTCTGTATTAAATTGTGCTTTTGTTGCAACACCACTAGACACAGTTTGAGAACTACCCATCTTAGCTTCAAAAGCTGGAGTATTAGCACCACCACTCGGCGTTGCAAAACTTAAAACCCCACTTCCATTTGTTTGAAGGACTTGACTTGCAGTTCCGTCTGAAGTTGGAAAAGTGTAAGGAGTGAAAGCCATAACTCCTGCTGTTGAAGAAATTAATGCTTGGTTATTTACTGTTGGTGCAACTGGTAAAGTAAAAGTTAAATCAGCAGCTTTTTGATTGTCTATAATTAAATTAACAGTTGATGTAGAAGCTGAATCTGAAAGTGTTAAAACTGTACCAGTAGCTGTTGTAGAGAGTCCAGTTATGGACACAGTTGAATCCAACCAATTTACAGTATTAGCAGAATGGTCAAGTGTTGCTAAAGAGATGTCATCAGCACCATCATAATATTTTAAAGTTGGAGTTGTTGCTGATGTCGTATCAAGCCAAATTGTACCAGCAACAGCACCAGATGGTCTTGATGTTCCTGATTGAGAAGTGTTAATAGCTGATAGAGCATTGTTTAAGTCAGTTCTAAAAGAAGGGAACGACTGGTTAGCTATGTTAAAATCGTGTTGTGCCATAATCTATCTAATATCCTAATTAAAATCCTTTTGCAATATAATCAAAAGTTCTACTTACTCCAGTACCACCACTATTCTTAAAGGCAATATCAAAACCATTAATAGTTTTGTTATTTAAAGTATAAAAATCGCCAGTAGCCATTCCTTGATTAGTAATACCGATAGCATAATTAACAGAATAGAATGGTCTTGTAAACACTACTGTATAAGTACCAGTTCCACTTACTAAATCATTACCATTTTGAATAGTATCTTCTACATCAATCGTTACACTTAATAGAAATTTCTAAATGAGCATTACAGTTAGCAGGAGAATCTCCATCAAAGTTAGAAGCACCATCATCAAAGTCGCCAGTAGCACTATCAAAAAGATTATCTATATTATCAACAGTTTGTGTAAGAGAAGCAGTTACACGAACAGTGTAACTTCCACCAATGTCAATAGGAGAAGCAAATTCATAAGAACCTGTAGGAGACAAGTCATAAGTAGTTACACCAGCATCAAAAAAAGTTGTAGGAGAATCAAATAGTCCAACAGAAGAATCAAATGTTTCTGTAGAGTCTAATCTTAAAGCACCACCATCAACATATACATTAGTTTTAGTTCCTGAGAATGTAGGTGATTCAGTTTGTGTTAGAACAGCATTAAAATCTCCTATCTCTAATAAATTAGTTGATATTACAGCTTCATTAGATGAGAAGTTTCCATTTTTATCTACAGCTTTAATTAAGTAAGAACCAATCCTAGCTGGTACTGTAACTGATGTAGCTGGTCTTGCAACT